TGGCTGTAAACTGCGTGATAACGTGATGGTGCTGTGATTGTATAAAACTCACCTACGCACCCTGTTTCATTGGCGACATCCTCAAACCCACGCATTCTGGTCATCAATTCGCGGCGGCGTATTGCCGAATTGGACACGCTGCGGTTGACCATTTCATCCAGCGCAATACGGTCCCCGTCTTGATTGATGAGATCAAAGCGTTTGAAGAATTCACGGTTACGTTTTTTCTGCTCTATCCATTCGGCCAGCGTGCTGCGGGAAACGTAAGGTGATGCGGCTTTCTGTACCTGCCCAACCGCGATAGCCATGTGTTCACGCTGTAAATCTCGCATCTGCTTCAGGCGGCCACGCCACCATTCAGGAGCCATCATGCGAAGCAGACCAGACTGGGCTTTGCGCAGAGGCAATTCACCTTTAGCTGAACAGAACTCTGCCCAGTAAGGTGGCTGCGTTCCTGTCAGCGCAGCCAGTTCAGCGATGTAACGGTATCCGGTGAGCGTCACGGTCAGTTCGTCCGCCTCCTGTGGTATGGAGACCTTATCAACGAACTCAGCCAGACTTTGTGACAGGAAGGAGGCCATCTTATAAGCCAGATCACGAATGTCCTGGCGGTCCAGCGTCGGAAGACGATCAAGCAGTTTGATAAAGGGCAGCTCAAACTGCGCAGCATCGTTCAGCCGGTAGCGGCTGCGTACAAGCTGCAGGCGTGGCAATACGCTCTGGCCAATGGTCTGGCGCAGAAATGCATTGGCCCGCCGACGGCCATGTTTTCCTGAAAGGATTTTTTGATAACGGTCAGCGAAGTACCCGGCCAGGTAGTCTGGCATGTCATGCAGGTATTGGCTGCGCCAGTTGTGGTCGTCGGGGTTAGCGTTCCACAGCTTCAGCTCAGCTAGAGTCATGTTACGCGGCGTTCTGACGCCATAATTCTCACGCTGCATTTTCAGGGCAGCGTGATAGTCACCATTAAACTCAACGGCGTTTACGGCAATATCGGTCACAGTGAAGCCACATGCTCAATATGCGGGACGAGAATGATCTTCATTGCGCACTTGCCTTCTTCGGCAGCAAGGCCGGACTTACTGCCGGCCCACTTCAGGATAGTGCTCATAACGCCGCCCCTTTGTAGTGTACGCTTTTCAGCTCACTGATCTGTTTGCAGGTCACGCAGAGGGAAACGCCCGGCAGTGCGCGGCGGCGCTGCTCCGGGATTTCTTCGCCGCACGTGAGGCAGAAAAATTCACTCGCCCCAGCAGGACGATGAATAGCGTTAGCCAGATTGCGCGCCAACTCTTCCTGTACGCGCTGCTGTACCAGATCCATTGAGTCGGCCATCAGTGCATCTCCTGTGCCTGGTTCTCAAAACGCTCTGCCTCTTTGTCCAGCAGCTCGATGATTTCTACTGCGGACATTTCATTTTTGCGGGCATGAATTGCCAGTGCGGCCAGGCGGATAGAAACGGACAGCGCATCATCACTACGCTGTTCAGTTTTTGCTTTGCTCAGCAGAGCATTAAGCGCGTCTACGTCAGCTTTAAAATTTCGGGTCTGGATATTTCGCATTACTCTCTCTCCTGAACTCGGGCAAAAGAATGCCCGGCGGGTTTACGCCATTTAATTTCGTTGGGTTAATTAATTAGGTAACGTCAGATTCTTTGGAAATAAACTCACGACTGCTTTTAAGTGATTCATCGCGCTAATCAGCGCCGTTTTTTCGTCACTCGTCAGTTTACTGAAATCAACGCCGTGACGTTCTTTGCTGATATTTGCCAGGAAGAAAATCGCGCTCAGTGCGCGGCCATTCTGTTCAGCCAGGTGATCGCGCTTGTTGCGCATGTCTTCGATAAAGCGTTTGAGTTCATGACTGCAATCGCCGTACATCATTGTGCGAAGTGCTGAGATATGATTAAGCGCACTGGCACGTTGCCCTGCGTTCATCTGAACAGTGATACTCTCAGCCTTGTAACTCATGATTTTTTCCTCTTACCGGTTAATCCTGCCAGCAGTTCGGCCTGTGATATTGCCGGATGCCAGCGCTGGCCTGTTTTAGTTTCAATCCAGCCATGCCCTAAATCTTGTAACTGCTGTGGTGGTGACTGTTGTTTCAAAAACCTTACAAAAACCTGCATAATCTTCACTCCATTATCTGTTATGACATGAGGTGCAAATGCTGAATGAGAAAGAAATAGAACGCTTCGAACTCCTGGAGAAAGACCTTCAGCAACTCCGCTCCGAAGTTAAAATTCAAAACTTGGTTATTTCAGGACTTCTTAACGCTTACTTCACTAATAAAAAACATGATCACTCTCTTTTCTATTCTGCCGTTCGCAGTGAGTTAAACAAACTTCCGCCCGGCTCTGACACCCAGCACATTTTCATGAACGCTATTCAAAAATGGCTTAACAGGTACAACAATTAAATATATGTAAGAGGTGATACTTTATTACGTATCACTTCTTTGACGTCTTCACCACGAAACCTCGTACCATCTTTTAGAGTAAAGAAATAACTGCCATCACCTGAAATGGATGGAAAGCACAACGCAACATCCGAATCTTTAACCTCTGCGCGCTTACCTTGTAAATTAAATTGGTAGGTCAATACTTTGATCATAACTACCTCACACCATCCCGATTGATGCACCGATACCACTTAACACATCAGTAGTACCCGAAAGTGCAGGGTTAGAATGCACTCTTGCCTGAACCGCCAGTGCTGCCAGAGTCAGGCAGCGGATCCCTGCGTGTACGTTCTGAACCAGACCACGGCGGCAGGATGCTGTTAATTGCTCCTGGCTCACTACGCCCGCAGCTAACTGCCCTACTTCGGCAGTGGCTTTCAGTACATAAGCAGGTAGATTTTCCTGCGCCATTTCGTTAACAGGTACACATGGCAGGCAGTGCAGTTGTGCCAGCGCGCCATCAATCAGCGTCGCGTCTTCGGTCAGATCGGTCAGTAGCAGCAATTCACGAACAGTTAACTGGTGAACCTGCTCCGGGTTAAGTTTGTTACGGATGGTCTGTGGATTCAGCCCGGCTTTGTTAGCCAGCTGAATGATGTTGTGCTTCAGCGCAAACGCCCGGCATGCATCATCGAAATGGCTATGTGTAGAGACACGAAAATCAAACATGATAAATCCCTTCTGCTATCCCAATATGGATGCATTAAGCCTGCATTGTGATTTCACAGCCAGCAGCTGCTTCAATCGTCAATGCAACCATGTTGATCTCGATAAGACCGTTAATGCCCTCTTTCTTCCTGATGGGCAGACGGTTCTCCCGGTACATCTGGCGTACGGTGCCTTCCTTGTAACCTGTGCGACGGCAGAACTCTTCAATAGTTATGTAAGGTTCCGAGATCACGAGATTGATTGAAGGGCGCATTGAAAGTTTACGGGTCATGATGCAATATTCCTCGGTTTAGGTATTAGATATCACTATTAAACGCTATTCATCTCATCACAGACCGAAGAATAGGATCACAAAACGGGTATGTCAACGAAAGAAAACACAAATCGCCATGAGTCGAAAATGGTTCGTGAAGCGGTTGAGAGCAACCGAGGCGGAAAAGACGTCATCCTGCGCTTAGTTGATGCGTATGGTTTCAGCAGTCGTCAGGCGCTGTGCACGCATTTGGGCGTTTCACAGAGCACGCTTGCTAACCGTTCAGCACGAGATACCTTCCCGGCTGATTGGGTAATCATCTGCCATATGGAAACAGGCGCGTCGCTAACCTGGCTAACCACAGGTAAAGGTGCGCGCTTTATGGAAGTCGAGGAATCTCGTGTTGTGATCGCAACTCAGAAAAAAATCTCAAATGGGATTTTAGAGCCGATGGCAGATTACATTCTGGATAAAGGTTCACTTCCTGAAGGTCTAAATGCCCCGTTTGTGGTCAACGCCGACAGAAGCACATACCTGGTTGATACCTACGAAGGTGAGATAGTTGATGGGCTGTGGCTTATCGAGATCGATAAATTAGTAAGCATTCGCGAGTTAGTGCGTTTTCCGGGTGGAAGAGTACGTGTCGAGAACGGGAAGTCGTCATTTGAGTGCCAATCCAGTGACATCGTTGTTTTAGGCAAAGTGATCACTCGAACCGAATATCTTTAAAGGCAAAGCATGGCGATTAGCAAATTACCCAACGGAAAATGGCAAGCTCAGGTGTTCCCGAACGGCCGAGACGGCAAAAGGATACGCCGCCAATTTGCCACCAAAGGCGAAGCTCAGTCTTTTGAGAAATTTGTGAAGGATCAGGCTCAGGATAAACCCTGGCTGGGAGAGAAAACAGATAAGCGCCGGGTAATTGAGCTGGTTGAATTATGGTTCAACACACATGGCATCACCTTGGCGG